AAACAATCTTACCACCATCTACAACGATAGAAACTCTTCCTCCTGAACCATCTCCTTTAATGGGAACGTTTTCATAAGTACCATTGTTATAACCAGATCCCGAAGAGGAAATAATAACAGTATCAATTTCACCTTCTGCTGCTTCTGACTGAACTGCAACATCACTTAGTACTGGCATATACTCATTTGAAAAGAATTTCAAAACAGAGCCAACGGGAATAGTATAAACATACTTCCATCTATATCCATCAGTAGTTGTAATTACAGATGTAGAAGTTCCAGTTGGTTCTACAGTTGATGGTTTTCCATTAGGGTCTGATGGTGAAGTACCATTAAAGATACACTTATATACTTGATACTGTGAGTTTACGACATAAAAGTCAGCATCATATAGTTTAGTAGCACCAGACGATGCTGTTTTAATGGAAGAATAATCATGACGATACATGTCATATGTGTATCCCAAACCACCTGTTGTTTGTTCTGGTGGAGTCCAGTCAATACGACGTATAACTTGAATAGTATCGTTTGCTAAAACTCTTTTTAGAGAAATTAGATCATCGTATACATCACTAAACTGTTGGAATGAGTCAATAGGATCTGGTGGGACATTCTCATTGTCCCACTCTTGTGGTCTTCCAATAAAAACATAAAGACGATCTCTATTTGTTCCTGCAACAATGTCCGAAGCAGTTTTATCTGGACCTTCTAAGGTTTTGATAAATCTTTTTGCCGCAAAAACTCTAAATTGGTCGGTAAGTAATGCCATTTCAGTACTCGTTTTTCCTTAGTTATTTATACTATATTAATTACCTGTTTCGTCTCTCACTAAGGAGAAGTAAGATACAGAAGTAATCTTTCCATTTCCACCACCTGCACCCGTAATTGTCTCTCCAATTTGATACTCTGATGGTGGATTGGATCCAAATTGTGGAGTTTTTACATATAGTAAATTAAAAGTTTCTAGGTATGTAGGATCGTCCTCAAGTTCTTGAGGTTCATTTTGCATTCTTACGACAATTGCTCTTGTATTAGTACCAATAATTGATCCAACTGGATGTGATAATTCTAATGTCGTAGAGTTAATAATTCTTTTAATGACGGATCCTGGAGTAATTACATCACCTGCCACTAACATACCTTCTTCAAGATCTACTGTATTTGCTACAACAATAATGTTTGATAACGAATTCATGGTGGCACTGGTTGACCATAAACCATTAATTATTGTTCTATAGTAGATAATAGTACTTTGAATTGTACTAGTTGCTCCTGTTGCTATTGCACCAGAAATAAATGGGGTTGCTGCAAGTGGTTTTACTCCTAGTTTAATTATACATGTATGTCTTTCACCATCAGTTAATCCTGTTACTTCAATAATAGATGGTTCTAATGGTGGCAATGAAGCATCTCTAACAATTTCTCCCGTAGTGAATAATGTTGTATTTGTGCCTCCTGTATTTTCTTCAATACCATATAATGTATCAGCTCTGCCACCATTTAAGTAAATTTGATCTTCATATGCAGTACCTTCATTGTAGATGTCAGCAAATCCATCACCACCAGGAAACAGTGTAGATGTTGAAGTAACTTCACCAAGATAAAAATCTTCAAATTTATAATCTTGCAAAATAGATATGGTTGGTTGAGTTAGTATAATAATAAATTCTCCTATTGCCTCAATAGTTCTATGTGGAAATGTTGTTGCCGAACCAGATATACCACCACTAAATGAAATAACATTTGATTTTTCATTTGCTCTGCCTGCATCAATGAATGCTAATTCATCAATTTCAAATTTAATGTACAAAGATTTTGTCTCTGGAACCCAATCATATACTTTAGCAATTTTATTAGATGCATTTGCATTAACTCTATTTACTCTATCTGTGACTTGGAATTTGTATTGCGAAATTCCAAATGCATCATCAGCTCCATTATCTAATACAATTTTTTGATCATATCTGAAGTTAACACCTCTATTACATCCAGTAAGACTCGTTGGAGTTTTTCCAGTAAAGGATATAATTTCTTTGTTTAAGAAGATTGATCCAGATCCTGGTAATCCTCCAGTTGACTCTAAATGGATTACTGTATCGGAAGGTTCTACATCTTTAATCAATCCGACAACATTTTTAACTACAGAATTATAAATCTGTCTATTTCTAATTTTTCTTGATAACTTAGTTTGTCTTGCAAATACAACCTCTGGTGCCGATGTATATCTATCTCCTCCATTTATAATTTCAATATCTGAAATTTGTCCAAGGTCTGTAAATGCTTGTGCCTTTGCACCAGATCCTCCTCCACCAACTAATAAAACTAGAGGATTTGTTTCATAGAACTCCCCAGGATTTTCAATGTAGATGCTAGATACTGTCCCAAATTCATTAATATTTACAACACCTTGAGCACCTGATCCACCACCTCCAGAAATAGAAACTAGTGTATTGGCATTCAGATATTCTCTCCCTGTGTTTATAATAGATAAACCAGTTATGAATCCAGTTACAGGACTTAGAGTAGCACCAGTTCCCCCTCCTCCTCTAATTTGAGCAAGTGTAGTGCCAAAATAACTATCACCCTGAGATGTCATTTGAATGTATTCAATCTCTCCTGTATCAACACCATATTGATCTTTTTTTAAAAAAACTTTACCTATTGCACCAGATGGAGTTCCCTCTCCCAGTCCTGGAGGGTTAGTTCCTGTTATCTCAACTCTTAACGGATCATATCCATATCCACCATCAATAACTTGTACCTTTATAATTTCACCATTTTTAATAATTGGTCTAAGTTTTGCTTCTTGTGTTGGAACTCCTGCCCCAGTAATCCTTAATAGGGGAGGAGCATCCGATCTATATCCAGATCCACCAGAAAGAATCTCAACACTATCTACACCCAAGTATTGATTAAATATTGGTCTTATCTTAGCTCCAGATCCAGGTACAATTGCCATTTATATATTCTCTCTACTATGATATTTATCTGATATATTTGATTTTTACTCTTGGAAATGTTTGACCTTCTGATCCCCTACCATTTTGATTTTTTCTGGGGTATACTTCCCCAGTCAATCCTCTAAACAATTTATAAAACAAATACCTATTATTTGAGTCTCCAAAACCAGTATACGGTGATTGGTTTGGTGTCGATCCAACGGTAATTTGATTTAATTTTGAAGTTTTGATTAATATATTTTTTATTTCATTTTGTTTAATATTTGGACAAGATTCCACAATCAACGCAGCAACACCAGCAACTTGTGGAGATGACATACTAGTTCCAGAAATTGATCCTAATTTATAACTAGAATTTCTTGGATCATTTACCAAATTAATTCCCCATTCAGAAGCAGCTCCAGTATCATATACTGCTGAAATGATATTTGAACCAGGTGCCCAAATGTCAATTCTTGATCCCCAATTACTAAAATTGGATTTATTTTCTCCTATTAAAGTGCCAACACTACCAACACAAATTACTCCATCTGCGGCTCCTGGGGATGAACCTCTAGAGTGATACACCACACCAAAATTATTTGTTGAAACATAATTATTGTAATCTAGTCCTGTTGAAGGTTGCATATTCCAATATGAATTTCCTGCAGATGAGACTATAATAACTCCATCTGCAATTGCATCCTGAATATCTGCATCTAACGCAGCATATCTTGCAGGTACTCTGTAAAGATAAGTACCACCAGGAACAGGAACTCCATTTGCTTGTAAAGTGGTTGCTTTAACTGTAGTTGAGAATCCACTTAAACTAGTAGTAGTACCTCGATATGTAACAGAGGTTACCTGTGATAAGTCAATTTGATTATAACTATATCCCCAACTATGATTAGTTACGGTAGGGTTTCTTGTTCCTGTTGCTGGATTAATTGGTTTAAACAAATGAAATGCTCTGAGATAATCAAATAAATATAATTCCCAATTTCCCCCAGGAGGAGCATTCCCACCATTATAACCAAATTCCATATTATAGATCTTTGAATCTCTTGCCCAACCCTGTGTATTTCCTGCAACAGTTCCAGCCACATGAGTTCCATGATTGCTAGAAATATTACTATAACTATATGGTCCAGTATAGGGAAACTCTAAAAATTCATTGTATAAAAACCAGTTAATTTGATCGACTCTACTACCACCTGTTCCGTCTGGGTTTACTGCAAATTCTGGGTGAAGAGGATTTATATGAGAATCAACAATTACTACGTCAACGTTTTTACCTGATGCAGTTGTGTTTATTGTTCCTGTTTGTGATGGATATGGATATCCATCTGTTCCCCAACTAGGTATTTGAGATCCTCTTGCACAACGAAGTAAACCCCAATTTTTTTCATTACTCCCTATTGTAGAACTTTTTTGAAATATTCCTGTTTGATTGTAATACGGTGTTACTACTAATCCCACTTCAGATGGTAATAGTTCAACAGCTAAAACTCTAGAATCATTTCTTAAAAGTTCTGCTTCTTCTTCTGTTAATAAGTAATGAGTGTTTCTAGAGATATTTCTTCTCATTGCACATTCAACTAATCTATTTGGAATAGTAATGGAACCTCCTTCGGTTTCCATGTCTTCATAGAATGCATCGAGATCTTGAAAATTTTGTAATGTTACTACGTATTCTTTCATCATGCCTCTAGTTGCAATAGAGTGAGTGATACTGTAATTGTATTTGCGGACCCAGATTTATTAGTCACTTTCATGTAAATATTTGATCCTGGTGTAGTATCGTTGTTAAATCCAAATACTGCAGGTGTCATTAGTTGTGTTTGTGGTCCAGTGGTGATAACTTCTGCAATTACACCAGCACCGTTTGCAGGATCTTCGTCTTCTAATCTACTGTAGTCAGCAGCTCTGCTATTTGAATCAGTGTAGATAGTAACCCAGGCAGCAGTACTTGTTTGTACCTTTAACAGAGAGTATGACTTAAATCCAGTAACCTCAATATATCCAGATGCATTATTTCCAAGAACTATAGTATTTGCTGCTACAGTTGTTCTTGAAGACAGACCAACTAATTGTTGACTTAATTCTGCATAATCTGCAATTCTTTTCCAAGCAGATCCATCAGAATAATATAATCTATTGGTTGTTGTTACCTTAGCAAGCATACCTGCTTTGGTAGATGCAGTTGGCAGGTCGGGGATATCATTATAATTTGCCCAATTTAAATCCGCAGCATTTCCAGTTGTAGAAACAGTTGCTAGATTTGGTTTATTTAAGATTTGAGCAATCCCAGATGTAGCATTCCAGTTTGCATTAACTTGTGGTTGTGGAATAATAGGTAGGTTTGTTAACTCATTATATGATAAAACTGATGATACAAACTGAGTACCATTTGATCTAAGAATTTTACCTGCTACTACATCATCAATATTAATTTGTAAATTAGTTCCTGTACCAAGAGATTGGTACAGTTCATCAACCATAGCATTTAATTTACTAGCACCAAATCGTATACTATCTCCAGTTCCGTCGTTTGGTGAAGTTCCAATATTTAAAGACTGCTTTGCCATGATGGTTATTCTTTTTCCTTTAGTATTTATGTTTGGTCTAAAGTTAATTGGGTATTATCTATTGTTGCAGAAGTACTATCAAGAGTTGGATTAAATCCAGTTGGTAAATCGGGAACAAGATTATCAACTAGAACTTCAGGATATACATATCCTGAACCAGAGTTTGCCACGACTACCTGATATACACCAACTCTTGCTAAGATTTGCCCATCAAAACCAGTTGGTGATAGGACGTTAACAGTTGGTCTTGTTATATATCCAGATCCAGGTGCAGTTACCAAAGCAGTATCAATTCTTCCTGGAGTAATGACTGCAGTTGCTTTACCATTTCTACCTTTAACAGATCCAGAGTATTCAAATGTTACAAGTGAATTAGATGATTCAATAACAGCAACAGTACGATTTGAATCTTCACCATCAATGAAGATTTCATCTCCAATTTCAATCGGTGGAACAACAGTTGCTGCAACAACGTCTGCATCAGAACCAATATATGAGAATGCTACGAATGAAGATCCAGCACGAGGAATTTCTGAGAATGTAATTCTTGAACCAATTAATTTAAATCCAACCCCAGGTTCCTGAAGAACACCATTGATAGCAACAATAATATTATTTTCAGGCAGAATAATATTTGATTGAACACCTTGAGTAATTGTCAGTGAGTAGAATACTCCATTAAATTTAAGGTTGAATGAACTTCTAAGTGAATCAAAGTCAAATGAGATATCATCTAACAGTCTTAGTTTACCAATATAATATGCATTAAACGTAGATCCCGCAGGTGGAGCTTCAGTGAACTGAATATTATCTGCAAAAATAGTATATGCATAGTCTGCTCCAGGTGGTTGTAGGATACCATTAACAAATACTAATAAGTGACCATCAGAATCTGGGAAGTATGGAGTTCCATTATTGTAAGTTAATTTGAATGATACTGTACTTCCATCAAAACCTCTTGCATATCTATTGACTCTTGCTACTACTTCAGTAGGATTAATATTGATTAATTTTAATCCACCATTTAATAGTAACTGTTGATTTGATAGGAAGGTTCCACTTACTTCAGTTAACCATAACTTAAAGTTTCCTCCACTTTGCTCAATTCTAGTAATTTTGCCAGAAGGTGATGATGTGGTAGTATTGACTGTAAGAACCTGACCAAATATTTTTGGTTGAAGTGTTCCAGGTTGGAATACACCAACTACAGAACTTCCAGTGTTTACATCATTATCAAAATTGCTTGTTTTGTTGCCAATAAACATTGTACCAGTTACGGAATCATATGAAATGACAGTTGCATATTGACCTGTAGGTAAGTTGTTAACAATAACATCTAGTTTATCACCTTGTAAGAAAGTGACAGATGGATTTCCACCAGTAGTAACTGTACTTAAATTAAGTACTAGTTGAGTTACAGTAGATCCTCTTAGATATTCTCCAATTATAGGAGCATTAAATCCTACAGCATCAAAACAGGATAACAAGACTTCTGATTCAGATGCATATACAAACTCACTATATGAGAACCCACCTTGAAGTGTTTCTGTATCTAGTGTTAGTGTACCAGAAGTATTTCCGAGTATTGCTCCAGAATTGTAATTCCATTGATTAATTTTTGCAAAAGCAGCAGAATTTTCCGAATAAATTGGACTACCAGTTGAGAATGTTCCCATCATTGGTTTTAGCATCATTTTATTAGATACTGTAGTAATAGTACCAGTAGCACCACTAGTATTTCCTGTTAATACATCACCAACTTGTATACCAGGAGAAATAGAAATTAGATCCAAATAGGTACTACCATTAGTTTGATAAACGATAGCAGTATTATTTAATGCATCCTCAACAGTTTCCCCAGTAACAAATTTAGGAGGATTCTGCCCACCACCTAGTGTGATAGTATATCTATTGTATAATTTTCTAATTTGATATTTGTTGTATTGCAATGCTGAAATTTCTGCAACCGATGTTGAAGTTTCACCATATATAAATGCTGATGGTTCGAATGAAATTGAGTACGGAATAGGAATTGTTCTAGTTGCATAAGTTTTTGATGGAACCTCTACCCCAGCATCTCTAGTAATACTAGTGATGTTTGCAGGAGTATTAATTACAAGCTTGTAGATAGCAATTAATGTATCAATATAAGTTGAAGTATCACCAACAGCCAATGCTTGCTCACTATATCTTGGTTGGTTAGTAGTAGGTCCTAATGGATTTAATGTTTGAGTAACTGCTTTGTTTGCCCAGAATTTAATTCTATCCAAGTGGAATTTAAGATGGACTGGATTATATCCACTGAAAGCAATAAAATTATAGAACGCATCTAACCAACTTAAGCATCTCGCATAAGATTTAGCATTGCCATTTGTAACAAGATCATACAACATGTCAGCAATTATATCAAAACCAAAACTAACTGTTCCAGGATATAGTGGATATGCTTGTTTAGTATCGTTATATGCTTCATTTGCAATATAACTTCCATTAAACAACAAGAGTTTTGCAGCATTTCTTCTATTCTGTGAACTATACTGAGCAGATTCCTCAGAAATAATACCTAACAGTAAGTCAAATAGTGTTGAGATTGCAGAAGTTACATTTGCACAACCGTTTGGATTTTGATTAACTGGATCTCCAGTTATAGACAAGTTTCTATATGGTTGGACATTTGTATATAATGCAACATATGCCCCTGATGGAGTGTTCGTAGAGTTTTTAGCATAAAGTAAATTGTTAACTGCCTTTTGAGCAATTGGTTTTGCCAACTCTAAAGATTTATGCATTGCTAATAATTCATCTTCAACAAATAAAATATTAGTGTTAGTATCAAGGTATGTATTAAATGCATCCAGGGTTGCATTATTACCACCAGTAATAAGATCCGTCATCATCGCAGGAATGAGATGATCTCTCAAATCCCGAATGCATTTCTGCGTATTTGGATTTGTAAATAGATCATAAACAACACCAGTTGGAACATATGTCCATTTGAAATATGCCTCGATTCCCTCAACAACTTCTTCTGCAATATACTGTCTATTAAAATACAGTAAATCTGCAGCATCTCTGAATCTATCTCCAGTTGGTGCTAATATGTCTGCAATAACATCACATAGATAAGTTACTTCATTAGTAACATTTGCACTATATGTAGACACCACTGGAATAATAATAATATCCGAATATAGTGTAGTTATAGTATTTGTCAGAATACCATTGATTATTTCTCCAATTTTCTGGTATGCATAAACCGATTGTAGTAATTCATTTCCAATAAACTTCACCCCACCTGATTTTTCAAGATATGCTTTGGCAGTATAAACAGTTTGATAATTACCACCAAGATTTAAATCGTTAACGATACCATCTACAATTAATCCTGCATCTCTAGCACAAGTATCTGTACCTTCGTATCCACCTGCTTCATCCCCTGGCATAACCAGTAGTGGATATTTTGCTTTTAAATATCCCATCATTTCATCAACAATAAACTGTTTGTTCTTCCTTATATAATCAGCTGCTTGTCTGTATTCTTCTCTAGCAGGGG